TACCAGGTTCTAAAACTGGCATTTTATTAATATATTTTTTATTTTTCTTAACTTTTGTAACCATTTATTGTTCTCCCAACGCCCATTATTCATCCTCCAATCGTTTACTAAAAGCCTGATCCTCTATACTACAGCAAGTGTCTTCAAGTTCATCAAGTAATTCATCTTCTTGATCGTGAAGTTCTCTAATTTCATCTATTATCTGTGCGTGGGTTCTTTTCTTTTTTTTGGCCATTTGTCTTATAAAATGACGAATATCCAGCTTTACGCAACGCACAAAACAATTGATAAGGAGTAAAGATATACCACTTATAGAAACCTATTAATCTCATTACAAAGGCTACACAAGTAAAATCTTTAATTCTTAACAATTGCCATTCATTACGAACAGGACATATAATGATTTCATAGTCAGACATAAATTTTAAAATCTTTGTAATTTCATCTTCTGCTAAAGCAGTATGACGTATTCCTGCGTGTGTCCATTCTAAATGAACCCATTTTTGTAATTCTGGATTAAATCCTAATACTCCACAATGTTTGAATCCTTTTTTAAGAAACTTCATTGCATCCTGATAAGGATGATCAGGAGCTTCGTAAAAATAGACTAACCATTCTTTCTGAAGATATCCCATATCTTTTTAGTCTTCCTTTTGTTTTTTTGTTTAGCAAACACATCCCAATCTTTATTAACGATGGTAGGTTGGTTTTGATGTTTACCTGATAATAAAGTTCTCCCTTCACCAGCTCCCATTAATAAATATTGTAGAGCATCGTGAACGTGAGAGTATCTATTCTTTAAAGGTTTCTCATCATAGCGATCTCCTGAAGTTTGTATCCGTCTATAATGGTATCCACCATTAAATCCTTTTTTTAAATTAATACATTTAGTGTCTAGCAAGAAACCAGGCTTACCATCTAATAATCTAGAAAGAGCTGTATCTACTGCTTCTATTCTTAAAGCAACATCATTAGTTGGAGCTGGTCTAGATTTTAAACCATAAGTTCTCATAATTTGAAATGGAGTTCTCTCATCAGTTTGAGATCTAAAATCTCCAGCAGGATCTCCATAAATCATAACTTCATAAGGTTTATAATTTTTAAAGATCTCTCCTCTTAAGAGTTCTGAAAATCTTGATACTCCCATATCAAAACAAACAAGCTCATCTAGAATTAACCATCTACCCGTAACAAGTCTTTGAGCAAAGACAGCAGCAGGAGTTAATCCAAAGTCTACTCCTATCCATATTGGTTGAGATAGATTAGGTTCTAATTTTTCAGTAGATACGTGCAGCTCTTGTTTAAAGTTTGGATAGACAGGTTTACCTTCTTCAATAGATCCTAATTTATTTAAAACATAAACATCTATCCATCCTTTTGTTTTACCTCTAATAATATTATCGTAATATTTAGGAGTTAGATTGTTTTTGTTTTCTGCTAAATCGTGAGGATCATATGCTGTTGTAGATCCATCTTTATCTTTTTTTTCAAGGAGAGCTGGAGGTTGGGTATAGAAACTCCAGTTGTCAGGCTTGATTAACATTAAGACTTGATCTCTATTAAAATGATCGGGAACAGGAACATCCCCTGCCATTATGGGCCACCAATGATCTTCTTCAGGTGCATTTGAATCTGCGATAACTCCATACCAGGTTGCTCCACCATCACGCATTGATGGATACCTGCCAACACGCATAGTACAAGCATCAATAATGCTCTTAGGTATCTCTCTGGCTTCATTAATCCACACACCTGTAAGTTCAAGTGATAGAAGTTTTTTAACATCTTCAGGCCTATCAAGAGCAAGGAATAGAACTTCAATTTCAACATCTCCTTTTCTAATTAAATGAGTATAAGGAACTGACCAGGCGAAATCTCCCCATTGATCTTCGGGAAACCAATCCAACCACGTTTTAATTGTTGTGGTTTTTAATTGAGGATTGGTATTACGAATAACTGCCCATCTTGATTTTCTTATCCCACTTTTATTTTTTTTCTGAAGGAGTGATCTTCTAAACACTTCTATACAGCAACTCACAGATTTACCACTTCCTACTGGGCCTCTGATACCTCTAAAGAAGTCATTGGACTTCATAAAGGTCTTTAATGTATTGCCTTCTGGTTTATATTTGAAATTAATCGACATTAGTTCCTACGTTTGACTTCAGCATATTATAAACTGTTTCTTCGCCAAACGCTTCAACTAATTTGTCTGCCTCATAATCGGTAATCATATGAGTCGGATAATTTTTAAGGTGAACCTTTTTAACTATGATTCTTAATCTTCTTCTATCTTTTAAGGATAAGCTATTTAGAAAAGACATCTTCCTGCTTTCTTAACAAGTCTACTTGTTCCAGAATTTGTTCTAGGATTTCTTTTTCTTTTCCATATATGGATTCGAATTTTCTTTTGGTTCTATGAATAGAGAATTGTCCCTGGTGATGTTCATAGCATAAAGGTATTACTTCGAAATGGCTTGACCTTCTGCCAATACCCGTACCCTTTGGTCGGATATGATGCAATGATGCAGGGGATCTGCATATCCAACATCCTAAAGACGCAACTCTACTCATATGTTCTCGTTCTCTTTTTGTAGCCATATGAGTGAGGATTACTTATTTAATATTTTCTACCCTTGGATTTCTTGCCAGGCTTCTTCTTCTTGTTTTTTTTCTTTTTCTTTTTTTTCATATTCCTCCTTGTTAATGACTTCATAAGTTGCTCTACAACCATCTGGAGTAGCAGCACTAGCTTGTTGCATAGCTTTAACATCATTTTCAGAAGAATACAAAATTTCTTTCTTAAGGGTATTACCCGTAGAGAGATCCCATATTTTAACTATATAATCCATATTGTTTCTTATTTATTTGAAAGGAGGAGCTTATATAGCTAAAAAAAATACTAAACGCACACAACCTATCTTCCTTGTCCACGATACTTCTTGTAATTGCTTTTCTCTGATTTATTAAGACGTTTCTTGTGCCGACCTATTTTAGGTTTGGATCGTTTTACGTAATTATTTACGCCCCATTTTGCTTTTGCCATTTGCTAGACTTAAGACGCAACTATCAGCAAAACAACGCACTCTGTTCTTATTTAAAGGATTATCAAAGATGTCTTCTGATGAACTTAAAATCAACCTTGTTGTGAGTGCAATAGGCCTTGTCAGCTATCGCTGGGTAGTTTTGCCCCCACCCCCCGAAACGGGTGGTGTGGACAAGGTCGTGGCTGTACCAACGTACATCCACGTCTTTTATCTCTTTAAGATAAATCGATATTAATTTTAATATCCCCTGTTAGATTATGAGCTACCCTATCTGGTGCTCTTAATCCAACCCGATCGAGTATATCTCTACTAGCTTCGAGCTGGACATACTCTGACCTAGCTCCTGAAGATAGTTCGATCAATCTCTTACTCGCACTTACTGCACCAAGTCCAAGAGTATTAGCAATTCTTGATTGCATATAACTCTGTACCTTTGGTAAACGTAGTGTGCGAGAAGCACTTACTCTCCCTGCTTCAGGAGAACCTTTTGTAGAATAACCAGCCTTTTCTGAAGCTTCTTTGATAGTACATCCAGTTGCTACGATGGTATCAACCAAAGCTCTTTGCTTATCTGTTAATTGGTCAGTCATTAATTCTATTCTGCCACTAACGTTAGTGGACTCAAAGAATCTCCTTGTCAAGCATTATTATGACACTTTAGTTGTTTAAGATACTCACAACACTAGGCGTTGTGGTAAGAACCGCAAATGGTTCTTACGATCTCCTTGCAATTGAATCTCCTCGCAAAATGCGAAAAGCATTTCGCTGTGGGGATTACTCCCATACGGATTTTGCTCTCTTAAATCTTTTAAGGAGCAAACCCCTCGCAATCACATATGTAGGATGTAGATTGCTCACTATCCTATGGGCCCCTCTACACACACGGATTATCTCAGCTTAATAAGGAATCCATCCTCAACGTCAAGTGGACACTTTGTCGACAAGCAACAAAGTATCGCACACTAACTAGTGTGCCAAGCACTTGACAGTTGGGATACCTCCTTATTATACGCACGATAATCGTGCAGTGTAGCACGTTAATTAAACATAACTGAAAGGATATATTATGCCAATGTTTGATGAGTTAAATAGATTCATTGATCTAATGTTAAGTGACTCTGATAAAAAGAGAGTTAAAGAACTTAATAGTATGAGAAATGAAGATAATAAGAATGAAGTAGATGGTGAGATATTCATCATCTATAATAAAGCTAATATGAAAGGAGTTGTATATGACAACAATTAGTGACGTTAGAGAGCCTGATTTTTCTAATGAAAGATTAGAGAAAATGGGCGACTGGTTAGAAGAAAGAAAACCAGCGATTAAAGAAGGAATTGAAAACTTCTTTAAGAATGTAATTGCTCCTGATTTTGAAGATGCAAATTGGAGCTGGTTAGCAAGTGCTAATGCCTCTACTGAAGTAGGTAAATGGCAGTATCACTTGGACAGATGTCAGCAATCTTTTGATAAAACAAAGGATAGAATTGCGACATTGTCAAGAGAAGATAATCAAGCTGAAATAAGTATTAATCAGATGAATAAGGTTATCTTTGCAAGTAAAGCTCAAGCATTGAATATAGAAAGAGCTGAATATTGTCTAGAAGTTGCAAAGGATTGGTATAAACAAATTCTTGGTAAGGACTGGACAAAGTCTTCTAAAGGCAAATTGAAATCAGTTGAAACTGATGGCAAAAGCCAAAAGTGGATTAAGGATAATCTTAAACAAGGTATTCTTATATAATTAAATTAAGCCCTGTACTTCTTCGGAAGTATGGGGCTTTTTTTATCGTGAGTAGGAAAAGAACGTGGAAGAACGAGAGTTCTCCCACACCCTCTCCCGCCAAAAATACGCAAGGTGATACCGAGTGGCTATTATCTTGCATAACTGACAAGGTCTAGAAAGGAAAATATGTATATTAGAATAATACAAGGATGTTTAATATTTGCTGTAATGATAATGTTTATATTTATAGCAATAGTAAATCAGGACTATGTGAAGTTTGGATTCTATGCATCTCTATCAATGATTGTTATAATAGGACTGCATTTGATGAGAGCAACTGAAGAATTTATTGAATACCAAAACGAACAAAATAGACTGAACGAAAGGTTCAAAGCAAATCATATTAATGCTCACGCAGGTATTAATGATTTGTATGAACAACAAAAAAATAGAAAGGATAGATAATGTTAAAGACAATACAAAATTGGCTAATGAATGTATTAGTTAAATGGATTTGGATAGCAATAATGTTTCCTATAAGAGTAGTATTAGGATTATGTTTTGCAGTTTCTAAATTTATGCCAGAAAAGGTAAATATACCTTACAAGGTAGTCAAAAAAGAACCTAAAACAGAATAGGAGTTAAATATGTGTTGGTTAATAGTATTAACAGTAGCCATAGGATATGTAATTTACAAACGAAATGAGTTTTTCGAAATTGTAAAGAAATCTAATCATATAGTTGAAGATGATAATTACATAGTTAAAGACGATGAAGTCAATGAAATTGACGCAAGAGAAACAATACTGCCTAAAGATATGAAGATTTTTGATAAAGACAAAAAGTAATGAAGATAGCTATCGCATTAACAACAGTATTATGTTTACTTACTAGTTGTACAGAGTTTGCATTTATTGCAAGTGGAACAAGCTTGGCAATCAATCAAAATGTGTACAGTAAAGCCTATAATGGAGTTAATATTTTAACAGTTATAGAAACTGAAAAAGATATTAAAACTCATATTATAGAAAAAATCAAAGTACATACTTCTCACGTTGACTGAATAATCTTGTAAACGTGATAAGGTAATAATTATATAGTGTGTGTGAAACCACAGTTTAGACTATATAATTAGATATGATGTCTGAATTTGCAGTTTACAAAAAACAAACATCATTGCTTGGCAGTTATAGTATTTGCAAATGCTATACAACTTATGTCGCAAGACATAGGGCAAAAAAACCCAAGCACGTGTGAAGTATGTATTAAAAATAAGAAAGGAAAAAGATGAACAAAGTAAATCAATTAAGAACTCAACAGATTGATGATCTTCAAAATAAGTATGGTGAATGTAAAATAGAAAAAGATGAACTTATTGAAGGTCTAATGAAGTTAGGAATTTATACCGCAGAAGAACTTGATGAGCATACTGATTA